AGTTCTAGCTTCTGCTTGACCAGCTCCGAATCAAGATTTGCCACATTAAAGGCAAGCTGAATGTCGTACTGGCCCACTATCTCCTGTCTTGTTGTTTGAAGTGGTTCAGCCTGATTGCTTCCCACCACACGAAAATAAAACGGTTCAGGCAAAAACTGCTGACAAAGCTGCAACACCTGTTGTGCCACCTCGCGCCAGTGGTCGAGCCACTTGCGCACCATGTTCTGCTGACGCATCTGCGCATAGGGGACGTTGGCATCATCCACTGCACGCCCAAAGTAACGATCCGCCGTAATCCGAATGCTCTCCTCGATCTCCTTGCTCCCCGGATCAGGGCGGGGGCTTTCCGCATACTGGTAGTCATCGGCCCGCATACGGGGCACCATGACGCCCGGCCCCCACTTGCTCGGGGCACGCCCATGCGGGTGCATTAACGGAGGCATGGTCGAAAGATAGGAGCGATCCACTCTGCCATCCCACTCGGTTTTGATTTGTCGCTGCCAAGTGTGGGCAATCTCCCCATAGCCCCGTGAGTCATCAACACGCCTTGAAAGGTATTCACGGCGCATCAGCACAAACGGCATCTGACAGTGGGCATAGTTGAGCAGTTCATGCTTGCCAACAATTTCATTACCCGAATCATCGGAAGTCTGATGAGGGCTGAAAATGATTTGGTAAATTCCGGGCACACCGGTTTTCGGGTCCACCCGGCGCTCAAAGGCGTGGACAATCTCGTAAAGTTTCTCCGTATCCAGATCGAGTTGCCCCGGGCGCGTACCTCGACGACTGAGCCTGCCATTGTTCCGGTAATTGGTTGACGTGGTGTTTCCCTGCGCACTCTCTATAATTTCGCCTGCCCAATTCTTGTCCCAATCCTGGCTAACCACGGCATCCTGAATCTGTTCCGCCGTCATGTATTGGCGATAGTAGAGGCGGCGCGCCTTTTGAATGTCGGTTGTATCCGGCGGCGCAAAGAAGTCCTCGCCCACCTTCAACGACACAATGGTCGGACGATCCTTGTGGACCATCGGCACTGTCACCCTGCCTTCACCATGTTTACGCAAATCCTTGATCAACTGGCGCACCTCCGCCTCATCCACGTCGAAGTTTTGTGTCGCCAGTAAATTTTGTGCCATGACAAACACGGCATCATCATTGGCAGGATCAAGAATCATGTTCGGCAAATCGGCCAGCTCCGGATCACTCATGGCCAAGTTTGTGATGTCCTCAAGATCAAACGTTTCGTAGTAGCGCTGCGTTTCGCGCTCCCAAAACACCCCCACCACGGCCAGCCCATTTTCCAGATAGTAATTGGCTGCAAGTTCTGCCTCGGAAAAAAACTCATCCATAGCATTGCTGAACATGTAGCGCAGAAAGTTTGTGGTAAGAAACGCCTTCTTCTGATCGCCGCTCTCTGTTGGCATCGCCTGCACCGTCATGCTGCGCAGGGAAGTCATCAACATGTCAGCGTCCTCGTTGACATAGGTATCAACCAACGGCACACGACTGTCACTCGCACCCTCAAAAGGGACCGGATCGCGCCCAAGCGATTTTCTCCACTTGCGGCCGTCATCGGCCTGACCGGGCCAGATGTTGTAACGATTTTCCCAGTTGTTGTTTTTGCGGTCAACCAGATCGCTTTCGGTTGATTCGCGGTATTCCCTTAATATTTCATCGAGCTTGAGCTCATAGATGATATTGTCAGATTTCATGTCACATCCACCATTGCGCCCTCCGGAGGCAGTTTTAAATAAGCACGAAGACTTTCCCGTGTGATTTTCTTTTGACCTCCATCGGAATCCACGCTTTCGAGACTCCCAGATTCCAATAGGGAATAAATGGTTTCCTTCGCCAATCCGGTCATTTTCATAACAGATCCGACTCTCAACAAAAGAGGCAACTGGTTAAACTGTTTCAACGTATAGTCGGCACGCCCTAGATATTACGAATCTGCGTAATACAGTCAAGGGCCTTCAAAAGTCCGGGGAATCCCCGCCAGTAGCTGAAAAGGCAACTGCATCAAAGTGGTGAATTCCATCCTTGAACATGTAGCGATCCGGGTCGATGACATCTTTAAGGGCGCCTTTAAGGCCGTCGAGCCCGGTATATTCGGCATAGGCGTAAATGGACTGCTCGCATTTTTCGCTGATGTAGTAGCGCGGTGAGTTCATCATGTTGACCGGCTGACTTTCATCGTAATCGAGCATATCGTTGATCACCTGTATTCCGTCCTCGATTTGTCCACCCGGCGCAGGAAAGAACACCATGCCCGGCGTAATCAGGTTGCCCTCTTCGTCATAGTCATCCTGTTCCAGCATAATTATGGGTGTCATTCCTGTTTTGTCACTGGGCACTTCTGCGCCGCCAAAACGGGAGTCGATGATGCGGCGGTATATATTTTCGCCATCTTCGAGTTCAAGAATCAGTTTCTTATAGCTGACCAGACTCAATCCCAACCCGGTTTGTGCGGGTCCGGGTTTGCCGTCCGGTTTGTCACTGGGCAACGCCCATTCCCCGTATTGTTGCCGGTTGGGCCATTCCCGGTAGAGATAAACCCTGTTCAAATCATCCACGATATACCATTTGATGAACCAGTTTTTGCTACCCGCCGGGTCCACCGAGCAATATCGCGTGCCGCTGGACGGCACCTTGTCAGAAGCAACCACATGCACATTCTCGTTGAATTTTGGAAACGCCTTGCCCTCGAGTCGTTCCGCCCAGCCATAGGCGCGGATCTTGATTTCCTCCGTACTCTTGCCCTCGAGCATCTTTTTTACATTCCCGTAACCACCAAAGGGATTCCAGATCGTATGAAAGCAGATCATTTTGGCGTTACGCCTGATTGGCTGAAGCGTGTACGGCATGTGTCCGGGCGGGCAGCCCTGCACATTTATGTTGTCAGGCAAAAGTTCACTCTCGGCACTCTCGATCACCCTTGCCCCACTCTGGTATTCCTTAACCGTCATGCTGTATCCCTTGACCGGAGTAAAAGTGATGATCAGCTTGCCTGAACGGGTGGCGATCCGAAACCGCAACGTCTTGACCAGCTCATACCCTATGAGCTCGTCCGCCCAGATCAGGTCAAGCTCACCGCCCTCAAACACGGATTCCATCATGGAGTAGTTCATAAATCGGCAGCGAGATCCGTTGGGAAGAATGAACACCTGATCTGAAAAGCCCCCCTTATCGGTCCATCGGACATTGGTTGTCTTACCCTGCTTGCCTATGTCGCGCCATTCCGGAGGCAGGTAACGCCGAATCACCGGCTGTTGCATTTCGATGCTGCTGGGCAGTGTGGAGTGTAGACACCACACATTGCAGCGCTCCTTGGCACACATGGTTTCAACCACATACTTCGCGGCGAAATCGGTCTTGCCCGCTCTGTTCCCACCCAGGATGAGTAATTCATCCGATTCCTCGAGCAATTCCCGGGCACGCTTCCACGGTTCAAGCTCGAACCCGCTGTGCATCGGGTCGGAGATCGAGAGCTCAATTGCCCTCTCCCTTTCCTCAATCGCCGCCGCGAGATACTCGACCCCTTTGGCCTCGGAGATTTTTAACATCTCTTCGTCCGTAAACTCGGGGAGGACGGGATGCGGTGTCTGCTTAAACGACATCAGCGCTTGCCGCCGTAGTAACGCTTGGCCAACCCCTTATCGACCAGTGCCGAGTTAAGGTTTTCGCCCTCTACATAGACCACACCAAGAATCCGCCCAAACTTGCCCTTGCTGTTGAAGCGGGTCCTGATGACGCAGCAGTTTTTATTGAGCTTGAGCGCATCCCTGACAAAAGCCTTGGCTGCCAATCCTCTCTTTTTTTCATCCTTATCACGGGTGCGCGTCTCCGGCGCATTTATGCCGAAGAAGCGCACCCGCTCCTTGAGGTGAACACCAAATCCAAGATCAAGCGTCACATCAATTGTATCGCCATCTACCACGCGCCTGACCAGCGCCTTGTAGTGATACAGCTTATGTTCCTGATTCATCCTCAATCAAACCAATCGGTGAAACGATCCTTTTTGAGTAAATCCTCCGGATTCTTCTCCGCCCTGATTCTGGCCACCTCTAACTGGCTTGGGGTAAAAAGATAGGGCGTTTCGTTTTCTCCGTCACTGTCCTCCAGATAGGTAAAGACGTAAAATTCATTTGCCCCGAATTTTTTGTCCTTGTTTACAACCTTGAACAGCCGACCGTTTTTTGCTCTCAATTTAGCCATCACTTTTTCCCTCTTCCTTAACAACCTCCGGAGATGCGCCCGTGTTGTCTAATCCCAGCACACCCGCCAAGATATTTGCACAACGATCCGCCTCCGCTTTCTGAGAGGACGGCAGGGCTACTGCCAGATTATACAAGTTCTGCAACGCAGTTGCTGTTTGAGCTCTGGCCGCTGCATCCACATCGGCCCCGTCATTATTATTATCTGCCATTTTTTTATTTGCTTTCTTCTGGTAGGTCACAATATGCAACCGTAGATTCTCCATTATCCTCAACCCATTCCGGCGGCAACACCACGTCCTCCTCCTTACTTTTTCCGCCCGGCAACGGGAAATCAAAGGAATCCACCTTGATCTCAACATCATGATAGGTATGCCCATCCTTTTTCCATTCAGTCCTTTCCTGTCGCCCGTGCACAATGATTCCGCCGCCTTTTTTAAAGTATTGCCTGATCTTGTCCGCTGTTCTGTCCCAAGCGCTGCAACTATAAAAATCAGCCTCCTTGTCCTTGCCCCGGTTAATGGCCAATCGAAAGTTGGTCACGTTTCCATAATTCTCATGTGACGTTGGATCGCCACATAGCCTTCCCTGCATTGATATGTGTATCATTTGTTTTTTTAATCGAATTCCGATTCCTTAAATTCTGAAAAGCGCATGGCAGCCTTGTGAAAGATGTAATCGCTTTTCCCACATGGACCATTGCGTTGCTTGACGATCACAAGATTGCGCCTCTTTTTTCCATTCCACGGTTCGCTTTCCCACAAATCCCGCTCTGCATTATTGCGAGGCTGCGCATCGGCCAATATCCCCACCAGATCAGCATCCTGCTCAAGCTGGCCAGACTCCCTCAAATCCTCCATTGAGGGCGCATAGTGCCCCTTGTGAGCGGAAGCACGATTAAGCTGGGCCAAACCCAGCACCGGGATTTCAAGCTCCTTGGCCAGCGCCTTTATGCCCCTAGAGATTTCGGCAATTTCACTCTCCCGATTGTTGTACTGGCCACTTGACCCACGGATAAGCTGAACGTAATCGAGCACCACCATTTTGATTCCATGCTTCGCCTTGAGGCGCCGACACTTGGCCCGGATGTCTAGGATGCTTTGGGAGGTGGTGTCATCGAGATAAAATGGCAACCCGCGAAACTTCTCACAGATAGGCAGCAAATGAGACAAATCATGCTTGTAGGCATACCCGGTGCGGTACGCCTGAAAATCGCACCACCCTTCCGCAAATATGATGCGTTCCACCAGCTCAATTCCGGACATCTCCATTGAGAAGAAGGCCACCGGAAGATTTTGTTTAAAGAGCATGTTTGCCACGATGTTTGTCGCAAACGAGGTCTTTCCCATTCCCGGCCGCCCGGCAATCAGAATCATTTGCCTCGATTGAAAACCGCTGGTCTGTTTGTTCAGATAGGTAAACCCGGTATCCAACCCGGTCAGGCGCCCCTCTCCACGCTCATAATTATCAATCTCTGAATAAACCGCATTTACCATCGAATCCAAATCCACGGTTTGATCCGGCGCCCTTTTTGAGTTGAGCTCAAGAATATCCGCTTCAGCCTGATCCAGCACTGTAAGAACACCACCATGAGCCTCCGGGTTTTTTGCCTGCTCAATATGCAACCGGCTTTTTTCAACCAAGCGCCTTAAATGCCAGCACTCGACAACCGGTTTGAGGTAACTCTCAAGATTAACTGCACTGGGAACTTCATCCTCTATTGAAGTTAAAATCGCCGCCCACGGCTGGTTCGATGTCTCTTGTTTTCCCAACCTAGAATCGAGCGTTAAAATGTCGATGCCTTCCCCTTCCTGATAAAGTTTGTGCATCACCGCAAAGATGGCCCTGTGATTATGATCGTAGAAGGCGTCCTGCGGATCGGTGCTGCCGAGTTTGACAAGTACATCGCTCATGCTGTTTGCCGGGGCCAAAAGACAACAGCCCAACACTCCCCGTTCTGAGGTTAAATCTTTAGGATCATTCATTTACATTCGCCAATAAATTTGTGAGTTCTTCACGTTTATTCCGCAATTTCCGAAATTCATTGATCGTGTTCTGATCCGCACCCAGGGCGCCTTCATTTTTTGGATTCCCCGGATGATTTTTGATAAGCTCATCAAGGTTTTCCTTTTGTTTCTGCAATTCCCAAGTGGACCGTGCCCCGCGTTTTTTAGAAGCCTGCCAGTTGCTCCTCTCTTCCTCCCATTTAGCCTTTAAACGATTGGCAAGCACATCCAATTTACAGCCCATCGGCTTTAGGGGTTTGCTCATGTCGTTATCAATCCAGAATGCTCCGTTGGCGTGCCAGCGATCCCACCAAGAATCCGCAAAGGCCGGATCAATCCCGATCATCTTCGCCTTCTCCCTTAATAAATTTTGATCAACTAATTCTGGTTGGGGATGTCTACTCATAAACTCTTTATATATCTCTTTATCTTTTCTTTCTATATAGGTGTCCGGATTCTGGACAGGCGATTCCGGATTCTGGACAGATTTGTCCGGATTCTGGACAGATTTGTCCGGATTCTGGACAGGCGATTCCGGATTCTGGACAGATTTGTCCGGATTCTGGACAGGCGATTCCGGATTCTGGACAGGCGATTCCGGATTCTGGACAGGCGATTCCGGATTCTGGATACAAAGCAAATAGCCTTGCGCCGTGGGTTCGATAAGATTCAGGGTGCGAAGTAAATTGATATGATGATAAACAGTCGAACGACTACAACCCAGGTAATCAGCCAACTTTTCAGGCCGTTGCCAAAAGTAACATCGACCGTTTTTTTCACTGGAAACAATCGCCATTGCGCAAAGCACCGCTTTAGTGCCCATCTTCATTTTTGGCGTTTCTGTCAGCGCCCACCATGTCTGATCGGTTGCCATTAAGCCGAATGTAAATTCCCTGATTCATCTTGAAATCCCACAATCTTCGCCGGGGATCTTCCAGATAGATGCGCATAACTTTTTTGTGACGTAATTTTCGCCATTTCCATCGTTTAGGTTTGGGTAATTTTTGAGTGAGCTTAACCAGCCCGTTTGTTGTTAATTTAACCCATTTTTTTACCATCGACCCGGCGCCCTCGGCGGTCGCCCTTTTAACACCCAGCCATATTTTTCCTTTGTGGCTGGAAACACCATTGGTTCACCATTGATCAACCGGAGTCTAAAATTTGAACTATCGCCCACCCGCACATTGATGATTTCGCCATTTTTTCGTTTAGCCTGAATAATTTGTTGATTGCCAAACCCACCCTTTACAAAGGTCACAATCTCCTCGAGAGGCCCTTTAAGGAGTTTTTCATCATCCACCGTCACATCATTAGAGAGCCCTTTTTTAACGTGCTCCAGCGCGCTCTGAGCGCCTTTTTCCGTGTAGTGAATGATCCTGCCAATCCGACGCCAGAAGCCGTCCTCTGGGGTCCCGAACTCGGCCACGCGCAGCTCGCGCAACACGCCTCGAGAAACTCCGATTCTATGGGAGAGCTCTTCTTCTGTAATCAGATCATCCATTAAATTCTCCCCGGCGCCCCTATGTTGTTGCCCGGTTCACCGGGGAAGGCAGTGCCCGAAAGAAACAATGAAAGATCGGGTTGTCCTGCCAAAAGAATCCGCCGGACGGCCATACCCAACTCGTCCGGCGGTGACGGTTTTTTTTAAACAAGCGGAAAAGCCTAACAAACCGCTTGCCCCAAACCAAAACCGCCAAAGTTCCAGCCCCGGGGAGGAACCAACCAAGAACCCGGAACTGCGGCCACCCCGGCGACTCACCGGGAACTAGAGCGATAATTGTCATGCACCTACATGAAACGTGTGCTCTGTTGCCAAATTTTTTTTTCACGTCAAAACGAATAACAAAACAATGAATGCAAAACTCATTGCAAAAGCCCAAAACCAGACATGAATGACCAGTGGCCCATTTGCTAAATTTTGTGGAAGCTCTAATCCATTGTAGCCAGGGGCCGCGATTGAAAATCGCGACCCCCCCCGCCCCCTCTGTTTACGAGGCTCGAAGAGCCGAGCCTGAGAAGCCGCTCTGGATCGAGATCTGTGTCGGATTGGGACGTCAATTTGACCAAAACTCGACTTGGATCGCAGATTTGGCCGTATTTGTTGAGTAAATCGGGATAATCGAGGTAACTTGGAGTTATTTCGACCACAATTAGACATCAATCGCCTCCTTTTTGAGCTCCTCGAGCCGGGCTTGCAGCGCCGTCTGGTCCACGACCACTTTGGTGGTAATTGACGTGGCCGAACCGGTCAAAAGGTTAGCGTTCTGTGTGGAGATCCCGATGGAGATGGACAAGTCTTTATAAGGTATCTTTCCGGGCTCTTCTTCAAGGCGCCGCAGCATTTCTTCAGAGGCCAGCTCAGCAGTGGTCAGTAGCTTTCCCGCCACTCGGCGTCTGAGTGGCTCCATTTCTCCGCGCTCTTCAGCCCTCGCCAACAACATCCGAATCGACTGACGACTGACTCCATATAACTCTGAAAGATCCCGCTGGCTGAGCCCAGCCGCACTGCGTTTCAGGATGTTTTGAACGAGCCCACGGCGGCGCTCGAGCGTCCGCCCAGTTCTCCGATCTGAGTCTGGAATTTTACCTGTTCCGTTCCCCGGGGAATCATCCCCCGGGGAATGGTCCAGTGTTTTAACCAGTTCCTCACCGGCCTCGTAGGAGTCACTCGAGAACAGCTCTGGCTGATTCCCTTCAGCAATGGGTATCAGGCCACTTTGTTGCATCGTTCCTTCAAAAATTGATTCATTTCCCTGCCTGAAACGTGGCTGAATCCACGATCATCAAGGGTAAAGCCGGTCAGATTTCCTGCTTTGATTTGAAGCCTCACCCACTCCTTCGAGCGCGAAAAAAAGGCGGCCGCTTCAGCAATTGAATACGGCTTGTCCTTGGCTAATGACCAAGCGGCTTGCACGGCTCAATGTCAGACGATCAATTGTAATAATCCAACATAAAAATAAAAAAGGGCCGCTTATCCACTACTTATTACATCTATTTGGGCCAATAAAAACAGGCTTTTAGTGTATTACAAAAAAAAGTATTAAAAAGGCTTGGCAAGCCGCTTGTGCATCGGACATTATTGCGTCACGGCGTAGTACGCTGAAAACAAAAGGAACCAATGAAAAAAGTACATCGAATACAGATCGGCCAACACCGTGGGCACGCTCGCGTGTGGCTGGATGGCCAATGGCTCAAGGAAGTCGGGTTCTCAACCGGGACCCACTACTTAAGGACATGGAATCCGGAGCTCCGTCAATTGGCACTGCACCTGCCCGGGAACGACGAGCTGATCAATGAA